GGTTTCTTTTGCTTGCTCATAGTCGTCACAGTGGTGACGGTCTTGGCAGACTTCTTCTGTTGCTTAGGCATCCTTTTCTCTTGGTTCGTAAACAACTTTGCGATAGTTGCGGGTAAGGAGGCACTAGGCATGTTCTTGAGCAAGACCCAGAGATTGTACGCAGCGTGAGCCAAAACACTGAGTTTGTAATTGGGTAGCAGGCGAAAGCTTAAGTGTAACATCACATGTCTGAAGACCAATGCTGACATTAGAAAGTTTATGTTCACGGTTGGGTCTGCTGCTTTCATCATGAAGGAGAAAATTACTCCCTCGGCGACCCCTATGACTGGTGTGAACCACCAAAACTTTCTCTTCAGCCACTCTTCATAAAAGGGAGACACTATAACGGTAGACAAAAACCCATCTGGCGAAAATCCAGTTCCTATGATGTACTGGATGATGTGTTTCAACTTGTCAAACCCGTAAGGTGTCATCATGGCATGAAGAAATGCAGACGATGATGCTGGGTGAAATCGGTACTTTTTGAGCTCTTGGTCGTGCTGGAACAACTTTCCTCCATTGTCAACTAGAGACACTCTTTCCCAAAAAGGCCCTTTGAGGCAGAGTGGAAACGGCGCTCTTCTTACTCTAGCTGCTTCTTGGATGATCATTTCGGGGGAAACGTTGTATCTTTTGGCCATGAACTCAACCGTACTTCTGTCGTATGGGTGGTAGGAACTCATTGAGACCTTCTCTTCCCATCCTAGACTCAGTGGTGGTCTTGTACCGAATTTCTCTTGAACGTTCTCAAATAACTCTTTAAGAATAGGAACAGTGGATGCATTGTTTTGACTACCACTGGCCACTTCTGCTGACCAGTTTACCAACTTCTCGTAAGGTAGGTTGTCTTTCTCCCATTGCATCTTGGCTGCCGCTCTTCCTAGTTTCCACGACATCAACAACTCTCCCTTGTTTGGATAGAAAATCGAGGAACAGAATTCCAAATCTTCAAGAGAGCACACTTCAAATTTAGCATTGAGACCAAACTTGGCAAATTCTTGCTTGGCTCTGTCATTCAGTTCTTCTGAGAAGCTGCTAAGACCAACGAAGAAAATCATTGTGTCATCTCCAAGGACGACCATTTCGATCTCGAGCCCTAGCTTCTTGCAAACGTAGTAGGTGACGGTAGCTATCAAAAGTGTGTTGTATGTGGATGTTTGTGGTTCGCCACTGAATCGACCATTTTTGTAGACTATTCTCCAACCCCCTTTCAGTTTCAAAATACCGTGGGGGAGAGTCATCATGAGCTCTATAATGTGGTCGGGCAATCCAATCGTTTCAGAAAAGTACTTCTCAACGTTTCGAGCAGAGAAGTGGAGGTGTGCATCCCATCTAGAGATGTCATTTTTAGCGAAAATTCCTCCGCGCATTATCCATGTCTTCACTTTCCTTCCAATTGTCTCGCAATCAGTTTTGGTGGCATAAAAGAGATTTGGGTGGTGTTCATTGAAGATGGCTGCAACTGCGGCTCCAACTGCCACGATCCAGGGACCAATTTCTTGGTTATAGGCACTAGAACAACCCTGAATCATACGGCCAGAAATGACGTCTTTGTTTATTGAATACTCATCTTTCGGAAAACCATCTCTTTGGTTCAATTCTCCAAACTTCCGTAAATGATGGTAGTAGTCATAAACATCTTTTTCGTACTTTTGTCGTTT